TGGGTGGTCTTCTGGATTCCGCTCGATGACGGCGCGACGCTGGTCGCGGCCTGATCTAGGAGGAGCGGATGCCGAAGGCGTCGAGGGATCAGGGCGGCACGATCGCCGGAGTGCCGCAGAACCCTGCAGTGGAACCGATCGTCATCGGCAAGCGGATGATCGTACGGGACGGGCGGATCGAGTTCCTCAACTCGTCGGGTGTCGCCGATGCGGTCCTGTTCCGTGACTCGGCGGGTGTGCTGCGCCTGACGGGCGCCCTGCATTTGCAGGGCGCGGCGTCCGGTGACGACATGTTCACGGTGCGCGTGGACGGCGACAGTCAGCCGCAGATGGTCGTCAACGCGAACGGCCGGATCGAGTTCGGGTCCGGGTCGGCGCCGGTCGATGTGGCGTTGTTCCGGGACGGGTCGACACGCCTGCACACCGTCAACACGATGGTCACCGAAGGCGACTTCGTGTGTGATGTCGCCGGCGGCGGCCTGAACCTGCGGGAGGGCACGAACGCCCGCTCGGGTGTGGCGACTCTGGTGGCTGGTGCGGCGACGGTAGCGACGACGGAGGTCAGTGCGAACTCGCGTATCCAGTTGACGGTGCAGTCGCTGGGCACGGTGTCAGTACCTCAGGCGGTCGGAGTGACGGCCCGGAATGCGGGCACCAATTTCACGATCACGTCTGCTGGCGGTACGGATACGTCGGTGGTGGCATGGGTGATCATCGAGGCGGTGCCTGCATGACGGTGTGGCGGTGCCGTGGCTGTTCGGGCATGTGGGGGCTGGCGCTCACGCGCTGCCCCCGCTGTCACAAGGACGATTGGGATGTGGAGGAAGGGCTCATGCCGAAGGCTCGAAGGGCGGCCGGCCCGAGCAATGCGGGCGGCGTGCCCGCGACCGAGAGCGCCGCTGCTGCCGAGACTGAGGCCGCGCCTGCGGTGGCAGCGGACCAGGCGAGTGAGGGTGGTGAGCGGCCATCAGTTGGGAGCAGCTCAGAAGCATCACCAGAGAAGCAGCTGCCGAGCTCGCGGAAGAGCGGACGCGGCAGCCGGAGGCCTGCTCCAATGACGGGGAGCCTCTCCTCTCCGGATGGGACGGAGAGCTCTACTGTCCCTTTGATGGATGGCGGCCCGGAGATCGGTACATCGACGGGTGACGCCGATGGTGCGCCGCAGTCGTGAAGTCGATGGTCGGGCTGGTCTGACCGGAATGGGGGTGTCGCGACGTGAGCGTGTACCGGCCGCCGATCTACTTCCACGGCATTCGCGACGCCCCGGGCGTGGTCGCGGCAAACAACTTTCTGTCGATCTTCAACCCGGTGTCGAGCGTGAAGGTGCTGGTGTTCCTTCAGGCGGATATCTCCGTGTATGCGGTCGGCGGGGCGGGTGGTTCGGAGTCTCTGGCGGCGTACAGGATCACAGCCGCCTCCGGGGGGACGCAGATCACACCGGCTGCGGTCAACCGGTTCAATACGCTGCACGGCAATCCGGCCGCAGAAGTCCGCGTCGGCAACCCGTCCGTGACCACCGATGCCACGTTCGTGCACAGTCTGGGCTCGTGGCAGCCACCACAGACCACCGGCATCGGCGGTGCAGTCAGCGCGACAGTGCAGGCGCCTGGCGACGGCTTCATCTGCCTTCCGGGACAAGGCGTCGTCTTCAACACTGTGTCCGGGGACGTCGACCAGCGATGGAAGATTCTCTCGGTCTGGCTGGAGACCGCGTTATGACGCGACAGGAGGTGTTGTGATGGCGGGCTCGACAACCGTGAACGGCGCCACGTTCCTTACGGTGCCCGCGAACTCCCGCTGGCATGGCACAGTCACTCTCGCCGCTTCACTGACCGCCTCAGGTTCTACCGCGGCGAAGGAATCTCACCCGTACATTGCCGTGGTTGGTAAAGCGGCGAACTTCGCCGACGGTGACGAGATTGTGGGCCTGGCGCTCGCGACGCCCGCCGTGTCGGTGACGGCGACTCTAGGTACGTCGGTGACCGACTCGGTATCGACAGGACTGATGGTCATCCAAACCCACGACGACCCGGTGTCGCTGACACTCAACTTCGCTACCGCGGGCACCAGCGCGCGGGCAACAGCGGCCGGTGGGGTGATCTAAGTGGATCGGCAAGGTGTCACCTACGCATCCCGTGAGGACGTGAAGGATGCCCTCGACATTCTGGAGACGTCGCGCGCCGAGGCGCAGATCGACCGCGTCCTCAGGGCTGCCACGGACAGTGTGGAAGGCCTCCTGGTGCGCCGCTTCTACCCCGAGATCCGCACCATGACGTTCGACTACCCGCCGTGGCGGGCGCCGCTGGGCACGCCGTGGAAGCTGTACCTGGGCCAGCACGAGCTGATTTCCGTGACGACGCTGACGTCCGGGGGCACCACCTTCTCGGCGTCGGAGTACTTCCTCCGCCCCGATGACGGGCCGCCGTTCCTGCGCCTTGAACTCGACATCTCTGCGACGAACGCGTTCTCCGCAGGCAGCACACACCAGCGGTCGATCTCCATTCTCGGCTTGTACGGGTACCGCAACGACGAGAGTGCGGCGGGCAGCCTCGCCACGACGGTCAACTCTTCGACGACGACCGTTGACGTGTCGAATGGGTCGCTGGTCGGGGTGGGGAACCTGCTGCGTCTTGAGACCGAGCGCATGTCGGTGACCGGCAGGTCGTTCCTCGACTCGACGGAGAACCTCGGCGCGGCCGTCGCGGTGGACGGCGAATCGTCGATCACCGTCAGCACTGGCGGGTTCAACGCGGGCGAGGTGCTGCTGATCGGGGCGGAACGCATGCTGATCACCGACGTGGCCGGGACGACACTCGTCGTGAAACGGGCATGGGACGGCACCACCCTCCAAGCACACGCCAACGGGGCCGACGTGTACGTGTCCCGTCGGCTTACCGTCCGCCGCGGCGCCCTCGGCACCACCGCAGCAGCACACACAGCTCCGGTCGATGTACTGCGGTGGACGCCCCCGCCGCTCGTACAGGATCTGACGATTGCCGAAGCCATGGCCTCGCTCGTGCAGGAACGCACCGGGTACGCGCGGACCATCGGCAAGGGTGAGGGCGAGCGCGAAGTCCGCGGTGTCGGCCTCGCCGATCTGCGCGAGCAGGCGGACATCGAGTACGGGCGCGGCAGGTCGAGAGTGAGGACGGTCTGATATGGCAGGCAGCAAGGGCAAGCGGCTTGATGTGAAGGGCGCGGTCGGCAAGCTGCGCCGCAGCCTCGACGACAGGCTGGTGCGCGGCGAGCGGGCCCTCACCGAGGGCGCCGAGGGCCTGGTGAAGGACATCAAGGCGAAGACGCCGGTGGATACGGGTGCGCTGCGGGATTCGGTGCGGGTCGAGCCGGCGGGGAAGAAGGTGCTGGTCGTCGCGGGCGGTGTGGACGATCCTCGGGTGGGGCGGGTCGACTACGGCGAGTACGTCGGCATGGAGGAGATCATCGCCCAGGTCCTCGCCGGGTCCCGGCGCCGTCTGGTGAAGCAGGTTGAGACCGAGGTCAGGAAATAGTCGTGGTCACGGTCGATCCGTCTGAGGCGGTGCAGCGCGGGCTGTGGTCGCTGCTGCGCGCCGATCCGGCGGTCATGCAGACGGTTCGGGACGTCCTCGACGAGGTACCGGACTTGAACGCCCGCCAGTATCCGTTCGTGGTGGTGCCGGAGACGTCGTCGACGCCGGACGGTACGCATGATGATCCTGGCCGGGTGGTGCGCGCCCGCATCCACACCTATGTGCAGGGGGATGTGCGGGCGAGGAACACGCGGCCGGAGAACCTGATTGGTGCGCGGATCGTCGCCTTGCTGGATCATGGGCATCGGGCGCTCGACCCGCACGTCGCCTCGCACACGGTGTGGATGGTGCACCACGTCGAATCACGGAAGGTTCCGGATCAGGACCGCAGCGTCCGCCACCGTGTCGACATCGTCGACATTTGGGCATCGAACAGCTAGGAGGAGTCATGGCAGATCTGAGTACGACAACCATTTCCGTCGCATCCGGGACCATCGACGTGGTGGCCGGGCTTGCCGCGGCGACAGCGGGCGGCGACACCGCACAGGTAGGGCCGGGCAAGTTCTTCGTCGTCTCCAACGGGGACGCGTCGGCGAAGACGGTGACGATCGTGGCGCCGGGCACTGTGTCGGGGCTGGCGGTCGCAGACGGCGCGTACGTCATCGCGGCCGGCGACATCGGGATCGTGCCGCTGGCGAACGTGTTCCGTGGGGCGACGGGCCGCGCGTCGATCACCTACAGTGCTGTCACTTCGGTGACGGTCGGCGTGTTCGAGCTGGGGAGCTGACCCGTGAGCGGGCGCGACGCCTTTGGTAGCCAACTCAAGCGGGACACGACGGGCGGCGGCTCCTACACGGTCATCGCGAACGTCTCCGACCTCAGCGGCCCGTCACGGTCCCGTGAAGCCATCGAGGTCACCGCCCACGACAGCCCCGACCAATACCGGGAGTTCGTCAAGGGTTTGAAGGACGGCGGCGAGGTCACCGCCACCATCAACTACGATCCGGCGTCCGCACAGATCTCCGCCCTCGACGCGGACTTCGAGGAGAAGCCGCTGCGCAACTACCAGATCGTTATCCTCCCCGGTGAGGCCGACGAGCACACGTGGACGTTCAGCGCGCTGATCACCGACCTCGGCGACAGCTTCCCCGTAGACGACCGTATGGAACGCGACGTCACCTTCAAGATTTCCGGCAGGCCTGACCTTGCCGCGACCGGCTGACAGGCAGGCGAGAGTATGGCGCTACTCGGCAGGGCACAGATCGATGCGGCAGTCGACCGCAAGTGGGAGGACGTACCCGTCCCGGAATGGGGCGAGGGCGCTGAGGTCCGCATCGTGGAGCTGACTTCGGCCGATCGTGGGTACATCGAGGCCGGTTCCGTTGTCGCTCAGGGCGAGGGCGCGCAGGTCAGGGTGGAGTCGCTGAAGACCTATCGCGAGAAGGTCGTCTCGTTCGCTCTGGTGGATGAGCACTTCAACCGGTTGTACTCGAACAGGGACATTGCCGAGCTGGGCAAGAAGTCTGGCGCTGTAGTGGCCCGCCTGGCGGACAAGGCGCTTGAGCTGTCCGGCATGGGCAAGTACGCCGTCAAGCGGGCCGAGGGAAACTCCGAAGCCGTCCAGAGCGGCTCTTCCGATTCCGACTAGCTGAACACCTGGGTATGACGGTGGCTGCTCTGGACGCGTCGCTCAGTTCTTCGGAGTTGACCGAGTGGATGGCCTACGAGAAGACCACCGGCCCGCTGGGGCGTCACCGGCAGGACATTCAGGCCGCGACGATCGCCGCGACGATCGCCAACGCCAACCGCTCCAAGGGTAAAAAGTTCAAGATCAAGGACTTTCTGATCCCGTACGACAGTGGAAGGCCGAAGACGGGCCGGGAGATGCTCGCCGCAGTACGGGAGATCAACGCCGCGATGGGAGGTACCGAGCATGGCTGACCTGACGGTGAGTGTCGGTCTGGACGCCGGCGAAGCAGAAGACGGCGTCAACATGCTCGCCGGGAACCTGAGCGACCTGGAACAGTCGGTGGCCGGGGCCGCCGGGTCGTTCGAGGCGCTCTCTCAGGGCATTGGCGTGTACAACGACGTTGCCAACGCCGGCGATCAGCGCGCTGATGACCTTGCGCGGGCGCAGAGCGATGTTGCGCGCGCGGCGCTGGACGTCGAGCAGGCGACGCGGGATGCGGCACAGTCACAGCAGGACATCAACCAGGCGCAGCGTGATGGCGCCCAGTCGGGCATCGACCTGGAACAGGCGCTTCTGGACCAGAAGGTTGCGCAGCAGGAGTACAACGCCGCTGTCAAGGAGTTCGGGGCTGGTTCGGTGGAGGCGCGGCAGGCGTCCATCGATCTGAAGCAGGCGGACGAGGATGCCCGGCAGGCGAAGGAGGATGGTAAGCAGGCCATCTTGGACCAGAAGCAGGCGGTCTTGGATGGCAAGTCCGCCACTCTGGACGCCAAGGATGCCCAGCTTGATCTGAATCAGGCGCAGCGGGATCAGAGCGCCATCTCCAGTCCTTTGGGGTGGGTGCAGTGGGCGGCTGATTTGGCGTCGGGGGTCTTGGGGGTGGTGGCTCTCTTCGCCGTCATGGGAACCACGTTCATCACTACTGCCGCGACGGCGGTGGCGACTGCGGCGACGACGGCCGCGGCGTGGGTGGCGGCGTGGGTGACGATGGCGGCGCGGTCGCTGGCCTCAGCGGCGAGGATGGCGGCGGCGTGGCTGATCGCTATGGGCCCGGTCGGCCTGGTCATTGCGATTGTGGTCGGCCTGGTCGCGTTGATCATCGCGAACTGGCAGACAGTTTCGAGGTGGACTGTCCGGATCTGGAATGCGGTGTGGGGGTTCCTGAAGGGGCTGTGGCGTTCCATCGTTTCGGGAGTCAGCGCCGCGATCGGATTCATCAAGAACATTTTCTTCCGCTTCCACCCGCTGGGGATCATCATCGCGAACTGGGGGACGATCACCCGCTGGATAAAGGATCAGTGGGACAGCATTACGCGCCTGGTGTCGGGGGCCGTCAAGCGTATCGGTGGATTCTTTGGCGGCATGTGGGACGGCATCACCAAGGGGCTGCGGAGCGCCTTGAACGGTGCGATCGGTTTGATCAACGGTGCGATCGGCGGAATCAACACGCTGATCAGCGGGGCGAACAGGGTGCCCGGTATCGACATCCCCTTCATCCCGTACATCCCCTACCTCGCTGCGGGCGGCATCACCACAGGGCCGACGATGGCGATGATCGGCGAAGGCCGGGAGCAGGAAGCCGTACTGCCACTGTCCAAACTGCAAGGCCTGATCGACATGGGCAACAACGGCGGACGCCCCATCGTGCTTCAGATCAACGGCGGCGGGTTCCGTGAATTCCTTCAGGAGAACGTCCGGGCCGTTTCGGGAGGCGACATCGTCAAGTATGCGGGGGGTGCCTGATGCCCGCCCTCCCGCCCGACGTGTGGGCCGAACTGTTCTTCGACGGCACATGGAATCCCATCACCCGTGACGTGCGCCAGACTTCCCCGATCACCGTGACCCGCGGCTTGTCCTCGGAGTCGTCATCGGAGGCCGAACCCACCGTCACGGAGTGTGTCCTCGACAACCGGCATCACCGCTACTCCCCCCGCAACCTGCGCAGCGACCTCCGGGGCAAGATCGGCCGCAACACCCCCTTCCGGTGGGGATACAAGGTGGGCCCGCCGTGGGCGACGATGCCGGGCACGAACGGCAACGAGATCACCACACCCACCAGCACCGCCTACAACGTCACTGACATCGACGTCCGTATCGATCTGACGCTCGAAGACTGGACCACGCAGCAGGGCATCGCCGCCCGCTACACCACATCCGGCGACAACCGCAGCTGGGCCGTGTACCTCTCCGGCACCGGCGAGATCGCCTTCGCCTGGTCCCCCGACGGAACCTTCGGCGCACTGATCACCGAGTTCTCCACCGTGCCGATCGTCGCCCACAACGGGCAGCGCCTGACCCTGCGGATCACCCTCGACGCCGACAACGGAGCCAGCGGATACGAGCTGCGGTTCTACATCGGCCGCACCGTGGACGACGCCGAGTGGGAACTCCTCGGCGATCCCATCATCGGCGGAAGCACCACTACTGTCTTCGCAGCGACCTCGGGCATCGAGGCTGGAGACGTCCTCGGATTGGTGATCGCAGGCATGACTGGCAAAGTGTTCGCCCTGAAACTGATGTCCGCCATCCTCGGTACGGCTGTGCTGTCGATGGCGACCGCCGACGCCGCGCCGGGCGCCTCCTCGTTCACGTCGAACGGCGCCGTGTGGACTGCGGCCGGCGGGGCTGTGCTGGAGAACAAGCACATTCGTATGGCGGGCGAGATTCCGGCGTGGCCTCCGAACCGTGATCTGTCCGGTAACGACACCACCACGGATATCGCGCCGACCGGGGTGACCCGGCGTATGGATGCGGGGAACAAGCCGCAGGACTCCGCTCTCCTGCGGTACATCCGGGCGCAGGGGCCTATCGAGTGCTGGCCGCTCACGGACGGAGTCCAGGCAACGTCAGGGAAGTCCCTCAACGGCTCCCCCGATTTCGCTGTGAAGCTGGACTCGGGTACCGCAACCCCTACATGGTCGGATGGTCAGCTCGCGGAGTGGATTGAGCCCACGGTGCTGCTCCCGACCGGCTCCGACGGAACGATCCGCGGCTCCGTCGCACGGGCTGCGTCCGCCGCGTCGGAATGGTCGGTGGACTTCTTCTACAACGGCAAGCAGGACATGGACGTGGTGATCGCCGACTACGGGGACCTCACCGACGCTGACCCCCGCATCGCATGGTCCATCGAACTCGACCAGTCCGCCAACGAGATCGCACTGTTCTCCGTGTCGGTAGGCGAGACATCGTCATCTACCGCATTGCAGTCCACGGTCACAGGCGCCGGCGTGTTCGATGGGAAGCTTCACCATGTCCGGCTGAGTACGAGCGTCAACGGCGCCGACGGGGACTTCGAAATCTACGTCGACGGGGTGCTTCGGGACTCCGGCACCGCGACCGGCTACGCGTCTGAGGCCGTCAACTTTATTCGCCCCGGATGGTTCTACTCGGCCATCACGCAGGACACTCCGACGATCGGCTACATCACCTACTGGGGCAGCGGCGCGCCGTCGGCCGCCGACATGTGGGAAGCGGCCACCGGGTTCCCCGGCGAGCGTGCGGGCGCCCGCATCGAGCGTCTGGCCACCGAGGCCGGGTACACCGCCAGCACTGCCGGGACGACCGGCTTCCAGGAGCTGATGGGCGTACAGGACCGCAGGAAGCTCCTGGAGTTGATGAATGAGGCGAGCCTCACCAACTTCGGGTACTTCCTGGATCGGCGTGACGCGCTGGAGGTGATCCATCGCGGTCATTCCACGCTGTGGAATCAGCAGCCCGCGCTGACGCTGGATTTCTCGGCCGGAATCATCTCCGCCCCGTTCAGGCCGGACGACGGCGACAAGCTCACCGAGAACGATGTGTCGGTGTCCCGCAAGTACGGTGCATTCCCGGCCCGGGCGGTGCTGGAGTCGGGGGAGCTGTCCGTCCTCGACTTTCCCGACGGGGTTGGCCGCTACGACAACGAATACGAGTACAGCCTCTACACCGACGACCAGGCCGCGCACGTCGCCTACATGCGCCTGAGCCTGGGAACGTACAACGGGATCCGGTACACCCGCATCACTTTGGACCTCGCCAACGAGCGTGTCTTCCAGATGATCGGCGACATTCTGCGGGCCGACGTCGGCGACAAGATCCGTCTGACGAACGTCCCGGAAGACCATGGGCCTGACGATGTGGAGATCTTGATCCAGGGCTACACGGAGGAAGCCGGCCCGGACACGTGGAGGATCACGTTCAATGGTGTGCCTGCTGCGCCGTGGGAGGCGTTCGCCTCCAGCGTGGACCGGTACAGCCGCGCCGACACGGGAGGCAGCAGTCTGGGTGCGGCTCTCGCTGCGGGGGCGACATCGGTCTCCGTGGCCACTCAGTCGGGAA